TGATCACTCCGGGGCGTGTCACCTTAGACCGCATCGCCTCATCTGTTTCTAACGTAGTAGGCATGGTCGATCTGATGGCCAAGTTCATGGCGTTGGAACTCGTCGCTCAGGAGAAAGCCATCTTCCCTGACCGCTACATTATTGGCCGATCCGGGCAAGTCCCTATGATAGTTGGGGGCGAATGGAAAGATGGCCGGGAAGGTGAAGTAAATGTCTTATTGGACGCGGAACAAATCGGAGAGTTGCGATCAGCCCCCGACGCATCGACCCGTACAGCGATCGACCGCCTCGAACGCAATGCCCGAATTTCGACAGGCACCGTTCCCCAGATTGGTGGAGAATCCTACGGTGCTTTGCGTACTGGCCGTGGTATCGATGCCCTTATGGGGGCTTCTATGGATCCTCGCATCCAAGAGATGCAAGAAATCATGGAAGCGTACCTTCCGCATCTAAACGAATCTATTTTCGCTACCTATAAGGCGCATTGGGGTTCTAAACAATTCTCAATGTTTACTGGGTACAGCGGCGACTTCGGTCAAGTCAAGTTCACTCCGAACGAGCATTTCGAAACCTTCGACAACGTGGTATCGCATTCGATACCCGGTGCCGATATTCAAGGAACGACGATCCAGTTGGGTCAGTTGCTGGGTATGAAAGGCATTTCGTTGGCTACGTTCCGTACCCGCCACCCGTACATCGATGACCCGGAGGCTGAAGGCCGCCGTGTAGATGAGGAACAGTTGGAGGAAGCAGTCATGGCTGCCATCCAACAGCAGTCAGCGTCTGGCCAGTTGCCTGTCGTGTATGTGGCGAAGATCGAAAAGTTCCGCAAGAAGGGGTTCGATATTTTCGAATCGATTCAAAACGCCGACGAAGAGATCAAAAAGGAACAAGCAGAGATCGCACCTCCTACCCCTGAAGGAATGGGGATGCCTCCACAAATGGCTCCCGGTTTAGCGGGCGGCCCGGAGATGATGGGTCCCCAAGGTCAAGCACCACCATCGGGGGAGTTTTCTCCTGAGGCGGCGCAACAACTTATCGGTGCTTTGAGGTCACAATAATGCCACGCAAACGACAAACTCAGAAACCCGTTACGGCGGGTTTAGAAGCCGGTGCCTCTTACGGGCAGGTCGGCGAAAACCTTACCGTTCAAGACCCTGCCCAAGGCGGGGTTCCTCTTCCGCAGTCTCGGGGTCCTTCCCCCACTCCCCCCGGTGCTGCGCCTGCCCCTTCGGGCGCGGGGCCAGTTCCTCCTCCGGGTGGGGCTGGCGAACTCCCTTTAGAAGCAGCGCAAGGATTCAACCCCGGGTTGACTCCCTTGACTGCTCCCGGGTCAGGGTTGCAGCAACAACGCGGCGGCCCTCCCCCCATCGCAGACAATAAAGAACGAGCGGCTCGCTTGCTTGAAAGTTGGGCTGCGGCGACTCAAGACCCATCAATGGCTAAGGCCGCAGCACAGTTAAGGATGCGTAGAAATGCCTGAACTCGTTCCGGTAGGGGACTGGCAAACAAACCCATACACGACGGCTTCTTACGATTCGGAGGAGTACGCTCGCCGCCTCCAGTTGCTTATTTCTGCTACAGGCGGAGGCCGCTGGTTGGAAACAGATCCCGTGTCTCTTGTCGATTTAGCACAGGGCGGACTTGACGACGACGACATGATGGATGTTTTTCTTACAGCATCAGGGCAGGCTGCCCTTAATGACATGAAAACCAATTTCGAAGTTATCCCAGCGCAGTTTCAAGAAGCCCAGTTTGGGTTACTTCCCCCGCAAGCGCAGCAAGCATTATTAGATCAGGGGTATCAGCCTCCTTGGATAGATACCGAACAAGAAAAGTTTGACGCGTTACCTTTATGGAAACGGGCATTGACCCAAAATCTAGGCATGCTCGTACCGGACAAATGGGCGGAAAGAACTTTCGGGACGGCAGCGACTGTTGCCTTGGCTCCAGTGCGCGTAGTTGGTTTCGGTATTGGTAAATCTGTTAGCGGGTTATGGCATGGAGGGACCGCAGGAATGCGGTGGGCGGAACACGTTTTTCGAACTTTTAACTATGTCGGGCAGACGCTCGATACTCCGGGAGTTTTGTCATCTCAGATGCTTCTGGGAGATTCCGATTCAGATAACAATTTGGAGGCCCGCATAAACAGGGGAGACATGGGGAACCCGATGGGGGCGCTATCCCCCTCCTTGTGGTCAGAGGCATGGAACGAAACAGAACTAAATGAAGATTCATATACGAAGGAATCGTTAGATCAGGCCAAAGCATTGGTGGGCGGCGACGAAGTAGATAGGATACGAAAGTTCCTTCACGAGGGTTTAACAGGGGTCGTAGCAGACTACTTAGAAGCAGGAATGAGCGAAGCAGAGGCTCGTGAATCCTATATGGGGTGGTACGAGAGCCTTGGGGCTGACCCCGAAATGAACCAAGCATTGACCCTTTTGAACGGCAACAGAAATACTGGAGGCATGGGGTTTCTTCACTCTTGGAATCGGATGTCTGGTCAAACGGTTGAACCTGACACGGTAAGAGGCCAAGTGTTGATGACCTCAGGATCCATTGGGGCGACAATATTATTGGATCCGGTGACCTATACCCCCGGTGGGTTAAAAAATCTCCGCACCGTGATGCGCGGTGTTTACAAAGGGAAGAACCTTGCGGACGTTATGAACCATGCGCGCAGGGGGCAAGCCGCTCTGCGGGCCGCTGAAAAGTACGGTATAAGATTACAGGATGTAACTACCGCCGAGTTATCGGTAGCCGAAAATGCCCGCCTTGGCTTGGCTGGACGCATATCCGAGCCTTTGATGGGAGCAGAATACCTAGCAACGTGGGCAGAGAAAAGCGGCGGCGGATGGTTGGCAAGGATTCCGATGATTCAAAAGGTCGCATTAAAAAATCAGCAACGGTATATAAATAAGGTTACTACTGCTTTTAGGATCCAAGACGAAATTGATGCAGCGACCTCCGCTATCCGCTCTCAACGAGTATTGGATGGATTGCCGGGTTTGTCCGAAGCAGAAATGATGGCCGCCGTAGCCGAGAGAACGGGAGGCGAAGTTTCCGGAGGGGCGTTCCAACTATTGATTGGGGCTCATCCAGAAACTGCTAAAGTTTTAGATTTGATGAGAGACTGGCATCAAGCGCGTAAAAGCATGTTGATGGGGATAACGGAAGAGGGTGCTGCGATCCGCGCTAGAACAGGAGGGGTCACAGAGGGGTTGTTAGAAACCCGCCAAGTCTCAGACATGTCTACGATGGAAGGATTCTTTGATTTTCTAGTTGCCGATCAGGGGCAAGCAGCATTTGCCACTAAATGGGGGGGCATCAGTCCCCAAGGGATGCTTCTTCCACAAATGACGCGAGGCAATCTGTTCAAAGGGAAACTCGTTAATCAAATAGATGACCTTGTTCTCAATCCGTATGATGCTTCTGGTTGGGATCTGGGAAGGATGGCAGACGAAACAGCGGACGCTGTTGCAGGGAACCGTAACTTCATTATCAATAGCATCAAAACCGCTATCACAGATGGCGGTATCAAACTGTCTAAAAAATACCAATCTAGTGATATTGCTCAGGTGCTAAATGATTTCTCCTTAAGCAGGGAGGCGGGGTTGGCTCGCGCTGAAGCGGTCGGGATGATCAATTCTGACCGTATGGTTTTATACAAAGCGTTCGTCAAGTTCGGAGAGACTGCCCCAGCGATCATCAAAAAAGATGGACAGATGTCCGCTTTGGGCAACTGGTATCAGACGTTCGGTTACAGCGTCACCTCGGATGGAATGAAATGGATCAAGGGTATCAGCCCCCTAAAGGGGCCGCTTCGTGCGCGCCAAAACTTTTTAAGACGACAGTTACACAATTCGGGGAGCGTCAATAGTGAGGCCGCATTGCTTGAACGTTTGTGGGGGCAACTAGGAGGAGCGGCGGTAGGGGTAATGTATTACCCTGCGGCGTTCGCCAAAAGCCTCCTAACCTACGTCCCGAAAACTAACCATTTGGATGTTGTCACCAAAGAAACAGCGATCGTCGATTTCAATGCTTACGTTGAAATGGGGGCGCTGGCAGATATGCCGCGCGAAGTAATGAACTATTATAAGCGTGCATTCATTATGGGGAACGAGGCGCAACGCATCCAAGCCTCAATGGGTTTACTTATGGACATGGCGGGCCGTACAGGGATGCTACTCCACGGCGGCGATGACGTTACTCAATTCCTAGACAAGTTTGTTCGCAACGCAGAAGCCAAATATTCGTTACTACAAAGCGATTTTCTCGGGTTACAAGGAATGAACACAAAGCGAGGGATTTTCCCTAGCGCATTCCAAGAGGGACACATGTCGGCGTTAAACGTTATGCCGAATTATCGTGAACTTGCAGCATTAACCCGTCGAATCTCCTACGCCCGGACGATGGGTCACGGCATTCAACTTCCCTTGATCGATAAGTTTTTTGCGATGTGGTGGAGGCCAATGGTGCTTCTCCGTTTGGGTTACGTTGCCCGCAACGGCGGCGAAGAACTATTTACTTGGATACTACGCGAAGGTCCGCTACCTCATCTGAAGTCCCGTTTAGGTAAGGGTGCCATTGGGATCGAACCAGTCTTTGACGAGTTCGGAATAAAATCTGTACGAAAGATAGGGCAGGGTGATGATGTTATTCGCCACGCCACCTTCATGCGCCCCGTCATCGGGCTTCAACGAGCGTTTAATGAAGTCATTGGTGCGGGAGATAATGCTCTAGCAGTTAAAGCCATCCGCAAAACATACGAAAACAACATGTCTCGTTGGGGGTTCTTAACAGACGCTGAACGTGTCGATTTATTCGAGTCGACACTTTTCGAACTACAGCAGGTTAAACGAAACATCTTTACCCGATCCTCGGTTGGATTATTCAACATGGCGGAACGGCTCAGCATAAGTTCCGCAAGCCTGATGCACAAGGCGGCGACCACGGCTCGCATTCCAAGTAAACAAATAATTTCTCGGAGATTATTGAAAAGCATAGACAGAGATTATGTGTCTCGTATCGAAGCGATCGAAGATGCGTTGACGATCCCAACGATCATGGATTCGCACATGAAAAACGTGTTATCGACTTTTGATAATTATATGGATTTCGGAGGTAACGGGGTACGCGACCTGATCGGGGCATCGGGAGGTGCGGGTATTAACAAGTTGCCGTTGAATTATCGACGAGCAGGATTCGTGCATGTATCGATGGACGACCTAGATACGTTCGATAAAACACGAGCAGCGACACAGCACCTCGATAAAATCGCTGAGAATAGAGCATTTTTGTTGGGGCCGGTCGACGAGATAGGGCAGTTCGTTCCTCAACATTTCGAGGATGCGCTACGTCCTTTCGCCGGCGAACTCATCGGGCTTCTGCCTGATGCTAAAAAAGCCAAATACGCTGATCAAGGGGCTGCGGCTTCCATCATAGGCATCCTAAGGGACCAATATCCCGATACTTACAGAATGATCCAAGAAGGATTTTTCCTCAATGCCCGACAGGAAATTGACACAATCATCGAAGGAGCAATACAATTTCTTTCCCCAAAGAAAGAAGACTTGTTGCGTCGATTGCTTTTGGGAACGGATGTCTCTACGCAAAACTACAACATGGTAGCAATGCTATTTACAGACATAGATGTAAATAAAATCACCCATACTTTCGATGATGTCGCTCAGGCGGCGCAACAGATAACCGCACGATCATTGCGTACCGCTGAAGGCCAAGACGCATCGAAGTCGATGATTAGTGCTAACACGGGGATGATGGGCGGGGAGATAAGTCATCCCTTGCCTCCGGGACAAATGAGAACCTTCTATCCGTTGATTCCCAACGAGTACGCTCCCGAGTTTATTCGGATGCTTTCCCTCGCTGGAGCCCCCGCTGGGCAGAGTCGAGTGTTTTTTGAACAGTTTGTAGAACGACTTAACATTGGTTTAGTGGATCGCGGCTACCCGGAGATCGGCGAGAAGATAGCACGGTTGATGCGCCCCTCTGGCATAGATGACACCGCAACAAACTATATGAGGGTTGCCGCAGAGTGGCAAGATACCGGGATGGGTTACATGCCGTTAACTGTGGGATCGTCGGATCCTGTGATCGCTGAAATAATCGCTAAAACGTTCGACGATATGGATATTTTTCGCCCCACTTCGTTGGATGAGATCCGTACTGTATTGCCCAATAGAGGGCGAATAGGTAGCCGTGTTACAAGCGATCAAGAGTTTCGCAATAACCCACTTTCAGGGATAGCGCATCGGGCAAGCAGGGGAAACCCGGCTTACACAACTAAACGCGGTGGGATTACAGAGATCGCTTCCGACGCAGAACACGGTTCCGTTCCGTTACCTACAACAAATCATATGTTTTACGGTCTTGATTCCCGAGGGCTAGTGCCTGCCGTTGACTTTGGTCCAGGCGGTTTGAAAAACGAATTGGTTTATGGAACGAACTCTTATTCCCTTGGGAGGGACGCTGGGTTGGCTCCCATCGAAGTGGTTGACGGTGTTCCACAGGTTCACGCTATCGACATTTATCATAATAAGGACTCCGGCTGGCCTCTTGTGCTTCGGAGGGGAAGAGAAGAAGAGTACCCGGGTTTTGTTGCTGAAGAATGGAACCTAGTTTCGAGTACACATACTACCGGAAACGACTTATATAATTTCTCTGAAGAGACAGCAGCAATTTTGTCACAAGAGATGCTTCACCTTTTTTCTTCTGCATCACGGAGTCTTGACAACGTTGAAGTCTTTTACCCGTGGATCCAAGAGGTTCGGCGGGCTTCTCAAGCGGGTGGGATAGTCGATGAGGCAAAAATCGCTTGGCATACTACAGATTCTGGATGGTGGTCGAAGTCCCCCGAAACTCTTATCGGAGCAAAACCTCTTGTCCCTCAGGGTGGACGCATCGAAGAGTTCAGGCAAGCATTGCTTGGCTACTGGTTTGATGGGGTCGTGAATCCAATGATTGGGGCAATGGTTCGTGAGCCACTATTCCACCATTACTTATTTCTAGCGAAGCAACAAACAGAAGGGATGAGAACCCTTTACAACCACAAGGTTGGAAGGTTCGATGACCTTGTTGTCAGGTTCGAACGCTTCGCAGAGTTCGGAGAGGACGGGCAGGTCGTTATCCCTGTTATGAGAAACGTCATTCGACTTGACTGGCCGCTGGCTCAAGCCAATGCTGATTCGTTAATGTCGAACTTCATTTTTGCGTTAAATACTGCTGAGCCGTCTCGCATCAAGGGGGCTGTTAACAAGTTCCTAAAGGGTAAAGCATCTGAGATCACGACGGCGAGCGGAGGAGGGATGAATTTGGTTCTAGCAGAGGCAGATCAAACCTTCACTAACTTTTTGAGAGTCTTAAAAAAGCAGGATGATGAAACGTTGTCGGCGTTCGCCAAGTGGGCGAAAGGGCGGAACGTTCAAAATGTACGCCATAACGAGGTCGCTACCCAACGGGCCATGACCTTAACCGGCGCATTCATTGATGATCATCGGATTCGTTCCCAGTTCCAAGAAATGGTCGGGACTCTAATGCCGTTTTGGTTTGCCGAGGATCAGTTCTTGCGACGCATGGGACGTTCGTTGTCGTACAACCCGCGGATGTTCCGCGATCTGAGTTTAGGGATGCAGGCGGGTACCTATGGGGGCGTGGTTGCCGAGGATCGAAACGGAAATAATGTTTTGGTGTACCCGGGGAGTGAGATTGTAACGAACGCTATTTTGGGGGTGGGGAACATCCCTGTTGTTGGACGAGTCTTCCGAACGGTGTTCGGCGGCGACTTGGGATCCGTTGTTAAAGACGGGACGCTCTCGTCTTCTATCAATGTTATCCCGGGTTACGATAAGGAATCGGCAGGCTCTATGGGGTTTGGTCCGTTGCTTGCCATACCCCTTTTGTGGGCAGCGCAGCGCGACCCTTCGATCCGTACAACATTTGAACACAACCTTATTGGGGGAAGGTTTGGGAGCAGGGCGGGATACGATTCGGATTCTTTGCAGGAAATTGTTTGGTCGAGTGTCGCCCCCGCTTTGGTGATTAAGAGTCTGAACACGTTGGGGATTACGGGAACTGGAACAAGCGATAGAAGTGAAACTCCTCGCTCTAAAGCGATGATGGATGTTATTATGCTGCGCTTTATGAACGATGAGTTGATCACCGAAGAAGAGTTGGCGGCGCATCCTGATCCTGAAATGTTGTTGGAAGAGTTCTTAATGAAGGTCGACGAGGAAGCGAAACAGTTACAGTTGCTGCAATCGTTGACTTGGTTCGTTGGACCAGCGACCGCTAACATCGCCGAGTTGACTGTGAAGAACAAGGCGTGGGAATGGAACCAAGAGTTCTATGATCTTGTCGATGAAGGCATCCCTTGGGAGGAAGCGTACAGGATGTGGCGAAACCGGATTATCGCCGTTGAAGGTGAGTTCGATCCATTCGAGTATTCTCCGTTCAGGGTCGGAAAATCCACGAAGGTTCCGTTTGCTGTATTGGAAACGACAAAGGCCGCGAACGAATGGTTGGCCACGAATGAAGAGTTCATCATGGATCATCGCTACTCGGGTGGATTTTTCATGCCTCGTGGTTTCGGCGACAACGACGATGAGTTCATAGCGGAGGCGAGGGGTCGACAGTTGGCTTACGGTTTGCGTGTTTCTAAAACCCCATCAGAGTTCCTTCAGGGGATCTTTTTCAACAACGGGTACTCTCAATGGGCACGCACCCGCTCTACGTTTTTGTCTACGAAATACCAGATGAAAGCAAGGGGTGAGAGTACTGCACGGCTTGACAACATTTGGGCAGAATGGGATAGGTCTTTTAGTAATACTCATCCGGTTTATGCTGGACATCTATCTTCTGGAGGTTCGGGGAACAGGCGTGACAAAACGTTAGAGGAGATGCGGTTGTTGTTGCAAACCCCTGACATTATCCCCGAGGGGGAACACAGGAGCGACATTCTTTCTATGATGACTACGATTGTTGCGATGAGCGATGAGTTGGAAGCCTTAACTATTCTTGGCCGTGCTTCACGGTCGACCTCAGATCAACGCAACGAAGTAAAGGTACGCTACTACGAGAGGGTCAGGGCGTTCGTCAATGGTAAGCCTTGGCTAAATGAGTTATATTATAGTATGTTTATGCCGTTACTTAACGACACTTGGATCGCTAAGTATGATGCTGGTTTGATCGAGTTGAACCAGAGTATTGGAGAGAACCGTGGCTGACGAAGAAGTAGAAGTGCCAACAACAACTGAAGTCGTTGTCAACATTGGGGATGAGACTATCCCCGCTGATGACGATTTGTGGGCTAGCGAAATAGAAACGCTGATAGCGGAAATAGATCAGCGTTCGCGTTCTGCACGATTGCAGGAAGTCGCGATCCGTAACTTGGGTTCCGATTCCGAAGCCTTCGCTCGCGAGTATTATTTTTCAAACAGAGATCAAGATGAGTCGTTAAGTATGCTTATCAATTATTTTTTAGGGTACGGGATTACACGCTTGCCAACTGGTTCGATTGAGGCTCCCCTTACCCCAATCGAATCTATCCGTTACGGGGAAAGAGATGCCCGAGAAGTTGTAGGGCAACGAGCCGACGGAGCGCAACCAAACTTAGATTTCTTAAACATTCGTGGCAACGACGAAGACCGAGCAGCGTTGTCGAATTGGTTCGAAGCGAACTGGTTTCAGGTCCCAGAGTTGGTCGAATATGTTAACGCCAGGTTGGATAAACAAACAACTGATCCGAGGGCCCCTTACGCGTTGCGTAACCCTGCGGTTAGTGATCCCTTCGAAGACATGCTATCCGGGGTAGATGAGGACAAGTCGCTACTCCCGGCGATTATTGATGAATGGGTTGAGGAACAGGCATCGAACTCGAAGGTTATAAGAACCACAACCGAATTGGGGGAAGAAGCATTATTATCGTTTGCTTACGATGATGGCCCGTACCAGTATGGTTCGGTGTGGGACATGATGGCAGGGAACGGATTGGGTTTGATGCCTGCGGCTTTCCTTCAAACTCTTAACGATACTGATCCTCAGACTTACATGAGTTTCCAAAACGAATTGTGGGCTCTCGGCTACTTAGAGCAACCCCCTAACTGGGGACTCGTGGATCAGGCTACCCGTAACGCTGCATCGCTCATGTACTTGACGACAGTCAACCAAGGGTTTATCCAGTTGGAAAACGGTGGAGAGTTTAATTTAGAAGAAATCCGCCGATACGCGACAGCGGAACGCCTTAACGAAGTAGCGAATCGGCGACCAGATGCCGCTGGTCGCATTTCTGATGATTTTATTTCGCAAATAAATGATCGTGTTGCTGAGTTGCTTGCTCAAGCGGGAGTCTCCACAATGTCGAACGAGGGTCAAAGGAAGATCGCTGACAGTATTAGGGCCGTGGTTATGGCGGAAGGAGCGAACCGCCAAGGGGGGACTGCATCTGAGACGGCGTTGGCCGATTCAGTTTTTAAACAGTTTTATTCAGATGCCGAGTTGTCTGACTCGGAAGCGGATCGGGAATCGTGGGCGGATTATATTCGTATTGGTGACGAGGGGACAGATGACGCGTATCTTGGGATTGCCCAACGTTCGGATGTTTTGTCGCAGGAACGCCGTGATGCCATAAGCATAGATGGGGCATTGACGGTGAGGAACCAGATGACCCCAGAAGAGGTGATAGGGACCGCTCGTGCTAATTTCGTGAACTGGTTGCCGACGGATCAAAACGGAGCCGCTGTGGCAGTTAATGATTTATCCGTTGATCAGATCGCTAATGCTTTATCTAAGTATGCGGCGACGCTGGGTTTGGCTCACGCTAAGTCTCAGGGTTACACGCATGCCCAGTATCTAGATATGGCCGAGGTGGCTCGCCGTGGTCTTGCCGATAACCCGTTGTACTCTGATGTTGAGCATTTGGCTGAAAACGTTTTCTCTGGGTTGGATGTAGAGAAGAAACCCGACCCGTTTATTTCGGATGTCATGGGGGCCTTGGCGGGGGTCGGCGATCCAGCCGTAGCAAGACGTTCGCGGGTACGCAATGTCTGAGGAGGAAGGAGACTCTGGCTCAATTTGGGATATTCTCCCGGGAGTCAACGAGAGAGAAGATCAGCCCGGATACGAGGATCCCGATTCGTTGACTCAGGGCGAGAGGGATCGTGAAGAGTTTCTTGATGAAACGGTTGAGGCTACCCGTGATTACTACACGGGGAAGACTGCCAATGAGATAGATCCTAATGATCCGGTGATTGGTGAGCGTTATAGGTCTACTGGGGATATTGTTCGAGAAGACGCAGTTGACCGCAACGACTTTCGACGCAACGAAGAAGCAATAATGCTATCGGACCTTGGGAAAGAAGCATTGATGTGGGCCAGCACTTACCCCGAATACACTTTAGGAATTAGGGGGGACCGGGAGTATTATGCAAACGAATACCTTGCTCAATTGGTTGACTTCAGGATTGAAGATATTGTCAGGGCGCTAGAAGACGATTACGGGGTAGACCAAGAGGTACTTGATTGGATGTTGGCGGAATCGGGAGAAGATGTTCGCCAGAATTGGGTCGCGCGTAACCTTGCCCCGTTCCTTTCGGATGGTATAGCGATGATAAAATCGAGTCAAAGTATGCACGGAGTTGGGGCGGGTTACAGAACCTTCGAAGAGTCGGGGGCAGAAAAACAAATAGGGTGGGAGAGTTCTGCGAATCCCTTAGTTGTATCTACCCCTGACTGGGGAGATCTCCGATCCTACACGGGTGCCGATGACAGTTTCATCAATAGGTTCATTCCTCAAACCCCAGAAGCAATTGCGTTAGAACTTGGGATAGATCTAACGGCAGGAGTTTTGATGAGGGGGTTGGTTAGGGGTTCCCGCTGGTTGAGGGCCGCCTACCTGCGTAGGGTCGCTGGTGAGTCGGTTGCGGAAATAGTTAACCCTGTACTGCGCGAGATTTTCACCCCTTCACTCTCTAACCAACTTAGGGGCATCGGTGACGGTTGGGGCCCACGCCTTGATTGGAAAGATGATTCGGTTGATTGGTTGAACCCCTATGTGGCGAACAAGGATGCCACTCTCGATGAGTTGATACAGTTTTTAGATGAGTTGGAATCAACCGACCCCAATATGGGTGCCCGATTGAGGGGGGAACTGAATAATGGGCCGGAGGGGCTTCATCCATCGCGGAGGGAAATGACGCAGCAAGAAATCGACCTCATCGCTGGGGTTCGAAACACTATGGATAGGATAAACCTAGAACTGGAGTTTGTGGAAAAGGTCATCGATGCCCCTGTTCCCCCGAATAGAATAACTGAAGTTGATCCACTTATCGTTCAACCAACTCCGGCAGTTTCAGATATAAACGCATCTCACCTTTTCAAAAGAAGGTTGCCAGAACTTAGAGCGCAATGGGACGAGTTGATTGCTGCAGAAGGCCCATACGCTATCGGCGGGGACGAGGTGTACGGCGAGTACATCCAGATGCAGTACGATTTTGCGCGGATACTCGGCTATGAAATCGAGCCGTTTCCTCCTCTTTGGGAGGTGATAGGGGTGTCTGAAGAGGTGTACCTCTATAGGCAATTGAAGTACACTCTTGAAGAAATCAAAAAGATTCCTCCTGACATTATCGATGATTTGGCGGGCGAAGGTCAACGGATTAACCCGGGAGAACTCCAAGGTGGCACAACGATCGATCATCGAGATGGTCCCGTCGGGGGGGCTTTTGAGGACATATATGAAGAGGGTCGTTACACCTATGAAGAGTTGGTGGAGGTTCGCGAAGAACTCATAGACCGGATAACAAGGGTAGTGGATGACGCTGATCCCATCGAAGCCCACATCGGTGCGGCCGGCGGGGAGTCCGCAGAAGGACTCATCGTCTGGGATCCCGACGAGTTACATGCGTGGTCCCGCAAATTTTTTGATGAGTTGGAAGGATCCCCCGCTAATCTACGTGATCGTGTTTTGTCGTCGTTCCGCCATGACCACCCTCTCGGCGGACCCGCCCTGTCTGACGCTGCGCTTGAGAGAGCCTACGAACCGTTGCGACGCGACGAGTCAGAAGATTTTGTCCGATGGCTGATGGACGGAGGCGGATCTACAGATGCGCGAACATGGGATGGGATGATGAGCGAGATGCTCGAAAGTCCCTACATAAATGGTCTGTTTGGTTCAATGAGGGTTAAGTGGTCACCAAGACTCACACCAGACGACCTTGGCCCCCTTCCTGGCCCCCCGCAACCAAACCCGTGGGCCCCCTCAGAGGGGGTTGCTCGCATTACTTCTGTAGACGAATTGATGAAAAAGATCTTTCCTGACCGGCCCTCCGGCATTGGCGGGCCGCCTTCACCCGATAGTGTCCCCCTGTTTAGAACAGAGGCAAGCGGAGTGAATCTTCTCGAATCGATGGAACCCGGAGTTGGCCCTCGGGGATCAAACTATTACCAAAGGGCTGATGGTTCTATCGCCCGTTACAAGACACAAGAAGCGGCATCCCAAACAGTTTCGCCAAACGAATGGGGCTGGATGAGTCCCAAGGGGGGAGATACGGGGGCGGCCCCTTACTATTTTATTACCCAAGAAGCGTCAGAACTTTGGGCCGGAACGCTAGCAGCGATACGCCGAAACGAGATAACTGCTGATGGTATCGTTGTTAAATGGGTTGTCGAAGGTACCAGTAAACGAATGGAAATGACAGGATTCGCTAATGGAGAATGGGTAACCCTCCCAAACGTTGCCGACCAGTTACCACGCGAGGGCCTCTACCCTTGGGCATCGGATGGTTCCCATCTTGGGGATCGCATCGCTGAGACTTTTGATTCTCCGACTATTTTAGATTAGGATAACTACATGGAACACGTTTTTCATAAACCATTCGCTCAACGGCTACAAAGTTTTTTTGATGCAGCCCCTGATTCTCTGTCTGTCGCCGCAGGCTTTATGAGCGATCAGGAAATCGATACCTTTTATTCGGAAGTTAAAAAAACAAATCCGGGGGCTTTGGACGCTATGGGGCCAAGAAAGGCTTCACCTTTTTCTAAAGGTAGAGCAGCGATCTTAAAGTACCCGACTTCTCAAGCGGAGAAATGGGCAGTCCAAAATGGAGGCAGGTACGGATTGAAGGTTGATCCGAAAAACCCTTGGTTGGTGCGTCCACTAGGAGAGGGGCCAAGAAGCAAGAAGGATAAGTTCACAGCGGACGACCTTCTAGAAGCAGCGTTGGGAGACTTGTTTTACGGTGGAGATCCGTTCGAACGCTCTGGTACTGGCAGGCAAACACCCGGAAAGCCGGGAGGGGGCGGCACTACCCGAGTCAACTCATCGGAGATAAGGACTAAGGATTACAGTCCCGAAGATTGGCCTCCCGAGAGTGACCCTGCTGCCGTTGCCGACCGTGTGTTTGCTCTCGCCATGCAGGTTTGGCAGGATGTAGGTATTGCTACTACGATGACAGCCATTTCGTTATCGGAGTCGGGGGGTAGAAGTATTTTCTCTGGTACGGATGTGGATTCGCGTGGCTTGTGGCAGATTAATCTTGAAGTCCATGAACAGCCTCTGATCGATGCTGGCATTATTGAAACACCAGCAGACTTGTGGGATCCGGAAACGAATGCGATAGCCGCCGAATATGTTGGCCGTGGCTCATCGTATCGCAGTCATACGGCCCCCGGTTCTGTTGATTTGTCTCGCTGGTCGGTGACGCATGGAGGTTTGGGCGCTCCCTACTTGGAAAATAGGGGGAAGGCCGAAGCGGCTCGCGATAGGGCAAACATTTCGGGGGTATTCGGGTCGGGTTTCGAAGGGGACTGGAACGGACGGGTCGATATTCGTGATACAACAGATTTTAGAGGGGGACTATAATGGTTTACGATCCACGAGGGTTCAATGACGCAATCAATGCGATTTCGGCTCCACCTGCTCCGCAGTCTCGGGGAGATATTATAGGCGAAACTGTAAACTGGGGCCAGTATTGGTGGCTCGATCTCATCCCGGAACTCGATGCTTTTGTTGCATCCTGGGAAGCAAAGTTGGGATCCGATTATCAGGGGAACCTGAGCGGTGTTATTGATGATTTTCTTAAGGATCTAAAAGGCCAATCATGGTGGGCGGACCATAATGATACTTGGCGGGCTGGAGAAAAAAGGAGAATCACAGATCCGGGGTCTTGGGCGGAAGACCTTCGAGTCAATTCTTTTGACGTTAAAACGTTCGCTTCTGGTTTAGGGTACGAATTAACGGACGATCAGATCTCATCGTTAGCCACAAACATGGCTTACTATGATTGGACTGACTCTGAAATCGAACGCAAAATCCTTGACATATCATATTACAACAATGAGTCCGCAGGGATGCCTGCCACGGGTTCAGTAAAAACTACTTACGACGCTATCATAAACATGGCTAGTAACAATTTGATTACCGTTTCTGATGAGTGGGCTTGGAGGCAGGCCCACAACATTAGATCTGAGGCGACTACTTCTGAAGCGGTTGGCCAATTCATTATTGGTTTGGCCAAAGAGGAGCATTCGTTTATGGAGGGCAGCAAGTTCGATGCATTGACTGCTGCTGATTCGTCGCTAGTGGATAGTTTGAACCCCGTGTTGCAGGCGGTGAAGTCTTCTTGGGAGGTAGAAGACTTATCGTTGAATGATGATTGGTTCGCTGATAAGTTGACGACAATCGATGAGACAACGGGTGACCGTCGTTGGGTTACTTCTCGGGAGGCCACCAAGTTGGCTCATCAGGATGAACGTTATAAGGGTACGGCGCAGCATCAAGGTGATATGAAACAGTTTACTAATGGTATCTTTCAAATGTTTGGAGTTCGATAATGCTTAGTTACGGTTTGGGTAGTAGGACGAATCCCGATGCGGGTGTTCGCCGTTTGCAACAGCAGTTAAAAACAATCTACCCTGACATTGTTGTTGATGGTATTTTTCGTGGGGAAACAAAAAAGTATGTGATCAAATATCAGAAATCCAAGGGGCTGGCTCCTGATGGTGTGGTCGGCCCGTTAACCAATGGGGCACTTTCGGCTGATAGGGCCTCTGCGGTTGACCCTGCTGCGGCTGACCCTACCGTGCCTGATCCCGCCGTGGTTGATGAAACGGGTACTGACGAAACAGGTACTGACGAAGTTGAGACTGGTGCTGGTAGTACCCAGACGGGTGACGCTACCGTAATCGACCCCGACGCGTTAAGGGGTGCGTTCTTGACAGGGTTGGCGGAGGTCGGGATCACCGGAGTTGACGCTACCGCTCTATGGGATGCGGCATCCACCTTGATTACGGATCCCGATTACGACGTTACTCAAATAGGGTACGACATGTATAACAGGGAAGACGAACGCTTCACGGCTTTGTCGACTGTTTTCTATACCCGTTTCCCTGCCATAGGAAATCTAATGGATGCACGAAGCGGACCGGATGGTGATGCGGAATTGTTTATTCCTGACCCTGCGTTTTATTTAGATTACGAAAAGAAAATAGCCGACCAGTTGGATTACTTCGGTAGTGCCGCCGACACTATGGATTTCACAGCGTTAGTAACATCCATGCTGACTAACGGTGTGGGAGAAACAGAAGCAACCTCTCGTATCAGCGCAGCCAAACGTGTCCTCGCTGAGAGTACCCCCCAAGAAGTAAAAGATGTTTTTGAAAAATGGTACGGGACTCAGGGGGAAGGCAACTTGTTGAAAACATTCCTCGACCCGTCGGACGAATGGGGTGGAACGTGGCAGGATGTTGAGAACCAAGCCAATGTCGCATTCATCGCAGGCAAGGGCGACCAGTTGGGTGACTTGGACTTTACAAAGGCGCGGGCTGAACAAATATATGCTTTGGGTAAACAGGAGTCAGCGTTGTGGACTTCGTTTGCTACGTTGAAGGCTGACGAAGAGTTGTTCTCTGAGAAATTGGGGGAAAAAGATTTTACCGCTGAAGAAGAAGGCGTAGAAGGCGCACTCTTTGGTGGAACTGAAGTCGAGAAACGACGGCAAAGCCGAGTCGCTGAGTTCAGCGGTGGTGGTGGAGCATTTATCTCCGGTGAAGGTACCGGATTAGGGAGCGCGTAATGCCGAAAGTACAAACCGCCAAGTCAAAAGGCAAGGCTAAGAAGATGCCGTACAAGAAAGTTAAAGGCAAGAAGGGGAAGAAATACTAATGCCCGTATCATCTAAATACTTTTACCGAGACATGCTCGAACGAGTGGCAGCAACGTTTATCGAAACGTTCCTAGCCATATTCGTAATAGGAGATATGACCACAGTAGAAACAGCCAGCATCGCTGGTGCCGCTGCTGCTTTAGCAGTAATCAAATCCTCTGTAGCGTCCCGCTTCGGAGACAAGTCAGCGTCAGCGATTGACTAATGGTTTCCATACTTGATGCTCTTGGAGTCGTGATGGCTGCCCTCATCACAGGAGTATTCGGGATCTTTGCTGCCCGGTTTCGTAAAGAGAACACAGCACAACATTTTGCTAACCAAGTTCACTTAACACACATAGGTCGTGAGATTGGCGAGATCAAAGACGACGTATCCGAGGTGCGTGGTTCACAGCAACGACACCTCGAATGGCACGCAGAAACTAAATGACTTGCAAAGATAGGTTTATCTGTTATAGTGATAGTAGGCCGCCGCGAGCCCCTTCGGGCCGGTGAGAGCCTCACCTATTCGGATCGCCCACGCTTCGAATATGTAAAACATAGTGGTAGACGAACCAGATTGTGACGGTCTGGGTTTATTCGTTTAGTCATCCATCCGTGAAGCCACCTCCGGCAACACGCGTAACGGCATACAGGAGAGACATAGCATGGAAACCCAACAAGATGAACAAGGCAGCATCAAAGAACTGCGAGACGCAGCCGAACGTGGCCGCAAAGCCTCGCAGGAATTAGATGCGATGAAACGTGAAATGGCGTTTCTGAAAGCCGGAGTTAATCTGGACTGTAAAGCAGGGCAACTATTGTTGAAAGCATACGACGGAGATTTAGAAGTAGATCTCATTCGTGCCGAAGCGGAGGAACTAAACGCTATCACTAGCGCACCGTTCACTCCAGAAGCAGAAGAAGGTATTGATACCTCGACTGCGGAACGTCAGGCTCTTGCTCAAGACAGTACACCGCCCGAAGCGACTACAGCATCACCTTACGAAACTGGTCACCAGCAATACAAAGACATGATCGAAGCGGGTCGTCCTTCAGAGGACGCAGCCGCAGCGTTTGTTTCTACTATTCTGGAAGCAGCAGGCAAGGGTGACGACAGGGTTACCACAGGGTAATGACTTTATACGAGTACCGGTGTGCTGATTGTTCTCATGAATTTGAGACTGTTCAGTCCATGAGGGATGAGTCTTTAACGGACTGTCCGGAATGTGATGCGGCTTCTTTGAAGCGTATTCTTTTCGGCAACGTGACTCCTTCTTCTACCCCAACTCGTATGAATAATGTACCGCCTAAGAAGGTTGAACCTACTTGGGAGAAAGGGCTTGCTGGTGAGCGTCGTAAAGACGGGAGTTTCGCTCCGTACCTCACCAAGGATTTTGCCCCCATGCATGTCAAAGAGTTTGCCGATAATCGTGTGAAGTTTGAGAAGAAATTGCGGAAGGTTCGGACTGCTTCCGAGTAGTCCTTATCCCTATCCATTAGTTTTACTCTTACAGGAGCGATAATCATATGTCTTATTCAGGCAAGGTGACGACCTACGACCTTACGGTAGGCGAAAAGATTGACATTGATGAACTCATTTACATGATTTCACCTGTCGATTCCCCATTAATCAACGGTCTGGCAGCCGATGGTAAATCAGTTTTAGCATCTTCGGGTGTTACTGAAACCACGTTTAAGTGGATGGACGAGGAGATTCTTCTCCCTCGTGCAGCCGCCGATGCGGCCAACTCCAACACCGGTACCGCCGTAGTTGTAGTATCTGTATCTGCTGCTGACTCGTACAAATTCCAAGTCGGTGACCTTGTTACCGTCATGGATGAAGGCGCAGCACAGCACAACGCAGTACTACGGATTACCGCTGTCAACACCACCACCGGTGATTTAACCGTTGAGGGTTGGGCAAACCACGCAGACCAAACCATTATCGCAGTAGGTGACATCGTTACCTGCCTCGGTACCGCGTTGGCTGAAGGTTCAGACCCAGGAACTAGCCGTTCCATTGATCGCGTAATGCGTTCAAACTACACCCAAATCTTCGGTCCGACTCCGATGTTCATGTCTCGTACTGAACAACAGATCAGCCGTTATGGTGTAGCCGACGAGTTCAGCAAACAGGTATTCAATCGTTCGATCGAGAACGTGATTACCCGTGAGCAGGCTTACCTTTATGGTCAAGCCGTGAACGATACCACCAACAAGATGCGTTCAACTGGTGGCCTTTCGTACTTCTTGAGCAGCAACGTGGATAGTTCTTCCACTACGTTGACTCGGGCAGCGATCGAAACCCAGTTGCAAACTTGCTACAACAACGGCGGGGTACCTGATCTTCTGATCGCTAACCCAGCCTCGCTAGCAACGTTGAACGACACCGATAACACCGCTACCGTGCGTCATACTTTTGACGATCCACGCCGTGGCCGGGTATCTACGATGTCGATCTTCACCGAATTCGGTGACGTAACGGTAACTCGTAACCGTTGGTGCAACGCTGAGACTGCTTTCCTTGTTAAAAAGGAAGGCATCCAACGTCGTGTCATGCAACCATTGGTTGTTGAGGCACTCGCCAAGACCGGCGACTCTGACAAAGTTCAGATCGTTTGTGAAGAAGGATTGCAGTTGAAGGGCCAAACACATATGGCTCGTTTCTCCGGCTTGACTTCTTACACCGGTTCCTAGTAACGCCTAGAAAAGGGGAGGTCCATGCGGGCCTCCCCTTTCAGGGTTTTCCATGTTACTATTTGACCGGAGGTTACTATGCCAACGATTGGCGATTCAGTTACAAGAGCGAAACGATTGTTGCATAGCAACACCCGTACAGAGTTCGACGCGTTAGACGCAGCGGTACTTGTCGGTGCTACTACGATTAATCTTAAGTACCAGACTGACGGTATACGCGCTGGTTCCTACATATCTGTAGGTGACACCACCCAAGGGTATGAAACAATGTATGTTCATTCCCGCAACGGTGAGTACGCTACTGTTATGCGTGCCGTCGATGGTTCAGCAGCGGTAGCGTTTACCACAGGCACCCTCATAGAGGTTGAGCCGCGGTTCACAGGCCACCAAATACTTGAAGCGGTACGCGACGCTGTGCGTTCCCTTCCCCCTAACCTGTATGGTATTTCCACTTTGGAAACAACTGTTACTACGACAGGTAGCGCAGTAAACTTCGACTTGTCAAGCACCGGGTACCTGCATGTTCTTCAAGCGTTGCGTAGCCCCCGGTCACAACGCGACCGTTGGATCAAAGCCAACGTAAAAATCTATTCAGACAGCAACACTACAGATTTTGCGTCCGGTTATTCCCTTGTCGTTCAAGAAGGATTAGAGAAAGACGTTACCATTCGAGTGACATATGCTCATCCGTTTGTAGATGGAACTCTGGATCTGGACACAGACCTAGTGACCACGGTAAAGATGCAATCTCAGATGCAAGACATTCCTGCACTAGGAGCGGCAGCATCTCTAATGCTCGCAGACGAATCCACTCGTCTAGATTTGCACGCAAAGGGTGATTCGAGGGGTGATGCAGCATTGAATGCAGGAGATCGAACCCAGTACTCTCGGAATCTTCAGTTTCAATTTGATCGTCGGGTGAGTCAAGAGGCTCGGAGGCTAATGGCCCTGTACGGAGTGCGCGCTGACGGCGCAACTTCCTCTGTGTTTCCAACGACGATACGTTAGTCATGGGACTTAATCTACACCAATCCGTACGCGATGCGCTGCCAGTAAGACTTGGGGATCGTAAATACAATATTGATCCTGCTCGTTTGGAGCGTTCTACGATAGATCCGATTCGTCAGGGCTTCGATACTCAGGGTTCTCCGGGTGAGCAGTCGTTGAATCAGGCTGGTGTGTGGAAACGTACTCGTGATGATTGGTCGTTGGGTGCAGGTCAGTTGAATGCTGACACCCAGGATTCTTCTCCTCGTAGGTTTAATGCGTCTACTGGTGTTGATGTGTGGACAGAGAATGAAGTGTCGTTGCTGCCTACGGTGACTCTAAAGAAACCCCTTACTGCAACTAACCAGTACATGGCGACCGCTAACGACGGTAGCAACGATTACATTTATGTGTGTGATGGTTCCAACGTCCAGTATTCAACCAATATCGGTGCGACATGGGCGACTCCGATTTCCGCTCCTGCGGGAGGTGCGATCGTTAGTGCTGCTTCTGATGGGGCCAACCTGTATGTTGCTTCTACTGCTGGAGGGAAGATACAGGAAGTATCTGGTGCTGCTGCGACTGGTAATGCTTGGACATTGGCGAGCGTCGATGGGGTGTGGGTAGCGAACGGTTACCTGTTTGGGTCTGTTGGTTCCCGCCTATACGAGGGCAGCGACTTCACATCTACCGATGTAACAGATTCGTCGTTTACTCAAGTCACGGCATGGAAAGATGTTATCGGTACACCCGTAGGTGTCTTCGCTACTGGCACAAAGGGCGACAAGTCCCGCGTCTACTACATAGGTATCAATGATTCGAATACAAGCCTGCTGCCTCCGGTTATCTCAGCGGAACTACCCGATGGGGAACTTGTTAACACTCTCGCCTACTACGGTGGCATGGTTATCATCGGTACTACCCGCGGGGTTAGGCTCGCTACCATCAACGGGTCAGGTTACCTATCGTATGGACCCGTCATTGAAATCACCGGCGGGGTATCTTACTTGGAACCTCAAGGCGAGTTCGTGTGGTTTAACTGGGATAACTACGATTCGCCATTCGATGCTACTGCCCGTACAGGGTTGGGTCGCCTCGGATTGAAAGAGTTTACTGGCACGATTGTTCCTGCTTATGCTTCTGACTTGATGGCTGAGACTACTGGCCTCATCCAAGGGATCATCACCACTACCGATGGGCGGCGAATGTTTACCGTCAGCGGCGACGGTGCGTACCTAGAAACAACCGCCACCAAAGAACTCAATGGATACATAGACGAGGGCCGATTCCGGTGGGGGATAACAGAACTCAAAGCCCTCGTATCTTCCGACATACGACACACCGAATTAAACACAAGTCAATCAGTTGTCTTGTCTGTCACAACAGATGATTACATCAACGGTATAGAACCAGACGCAACCATTGTGTCCACATCTGATACTAAGACTGCGGTCGCTGAGACTGTTGGTGTCACGGGGTTGACAGGTGAATGGTTTACTCCTGAATTGAAACTATCTCACAGCGGCGGGCCGGGGCCTGCGTTGAAACGTTGGACGTTGCGTGCCATCCCTATGCCGTATGTATCTGAAGTTGTTTCGCTCCCTATTATTCTTGCGACTCAAACACGGCACGACAACCGCGACGTATACATAGATACGTTCGACGATTACACTTACCTTAAAACCCTCATGGAGAACCGTACCCTCGTTACGTTCGAGATGGGTAGCGAGTCAACTACTGTGTATGTGGCAGGCGTATCGTATGCTGCGGGTAGTATCGCTAAGTGGTCTGATGATGGTAACTGGTTCGAGGGGACAATCACCGTTCAGGTGGTGACTGTTCAGGGGCTATGATTTTCGAGCCGCCTTTCTCGTTGCCTGCTATTCCTCGTGAACACTCGATGGTGGGGGTCGGCGGGTTTATGGAGTCGCAAAACTTTGTGTCGGGTGCGTCGGGTTGGCGGTTGACTGGTGAAGGCAACTTCGAAGGTAACGATGGCACGTTTAGGGGTAGCATAACGGGGGCTACTGGTACGTTTAGTGGCGCGCTGTCTGCCGCTACTGGAACGTTTGCTGGTTCCTTATCCGCTGCTACTGGAACGTTTACTGGGGACCTTACGGCAGCGGGTGGTACGTTTACAGGAGCATTGTCTGCCGCTACCGGGACGTTTGCTGGTGCGCTGTCTGCTGCCACCGGGACGTTCTCTGGTTCTTTATCCGCAGCATCAGGCACGTTTACAGGGGACCTTACGGCAGCGGGCGGTACATTTTCCGGAGATATCAGCGGTGCGTCAGGCACTTTTACAGGACCAATAACAGCCACCTCGGGGACAATCGGTGGCTGGGCAATCAGTTCGACAGCATTAACTAGAAGCGGAACAAGTGGTACCGCTTCTCTGAAAAGTTCTGGGGCTTCCGCTGGCTTATGGGTATCCACAACTGACTCAACAACCGATGGTTACATAATCATCAATCAAGGCACCGACGCGACTTACGGCAACCACTCTAATTTGCAGATGCTTGCGCCAGCGATGACCGGTAGCAACAGGCCCGGTATAACTATCAAACATTATGTTGATGGAGATTCTTTTATCGACATAGGCACAGATGATTCAGATCCCCAAATCAGGCTGACTGATAGGGCTAGCGGCGTAGACGAAATGTTTCTCAATGCTACAAAAATTGTGATCAATAGTTCCGATGCTGATGCCAACCTTTACTTCAGCACCGATTCAAACACAAACATTAATTGGAGTGACGCTAACACCGCTTGGACTTTCAACAATCTAGGTACCGCCCGGATGTCTATATGGGCAGCAGGGGTAGTACTCAACACCTGCGCTGTCGGGACAGGCGACAACCTAGAGATCAACGGATTCGGTGTGGTCGTTAAAGATACTTCATCGGAACGATACAAAAACATAGACACAACCATCGACATGACCCAACACCTCAGCCCAGAGATGGTCGACAACCTCCACCCAAAAATGTGGGCATTCAAAAACGATGCCGACCAGCACCCCCACATCAGTCTCATATCAGAAGAAGCCAACGAGGTAAGCCCCTTCTTCGTTACCAAAAGTTTCGACGACAACGGGGACGTAGCCTTATCAGGGTTAAAAGACAGGGCAATTATGTCGCTACTGGTCGTAGCCCTACAAGACGCAAGAGCAAGGATCGCAACCCTAGAGGCTTGACCCTTGCTATGCTAGATAAGAATGACACCAACAGGTAGGAAGGCACATGCCCAGTACAAATGTTGACAACTCCGTAAAGGTTCTTTTCTACGACCTTGAAACAGCCCCCAACCTAGCGTACGTCTGGGGGCATTACGAACAAAACGTGATCGCCCACGACCGCGAATGGTACATCCTGTGCGTGTCATACCGGTGGGAACACGAAAAGAAAACAAAGGTATGCGCGATGACAGACTACCCCGCAGCGTACAAGAAGGACCCCGAAAACGATTACCACGTTGTCAAAGAACTATGGGAACTACTCAACGAAGCCGACATTGTGGTAGCCCACAACGGTGACAAGTTCGACATGCGTAAAGCCAACGCTCGTTTCATCAAGCACGGGTTGGGGCCAATAGCAGTACCCAAATCTGTAGACACATTGAAGGTTGCCCGCCGCTACTTCATGTTCAACTCCAACAAGTTAGGCGACCTCGGTAAACACCTTGACCTGGGGGTGAAGGAAGAAACCGGTGGGTTCAAAACGTGGGCTGGTTGTATGCGTGGCGACGAGAAGGCGTGGCGAACGATGATCAAGTATGCGCGTCAAGACGTTGACTTGTTGATGAAAGTTTATTACAAGATACGTCCTTGGATGCCGAACCATCCGAACCGTAACGTGTACACAGGGTCAGGTGACTGCCCTACTTGCGGGGCAGGGAAACTACGTCGCAAAGGTACACGCAGTAGTCAGGTAACAACTTGGCAGCGTTGGGTGTGCCTGTCGTGTGGGGCGTGGTCGCGTTCCCGTATGGCTGAGCCAGTAGAACGCCCAACTATCGTCCCGTAATTTAAGGTAGCGGGTCGGGGGTTAGTTTACTGACAACCTCTTGTTTGCATTGGCGTAGGACTTCTTTGGAGTCTGTCGCTATGCCGCATCGTATACATTTGGGGCGTTCTTTTTCTGATGGGTGAACGTGTTCGTCCCATGTGTGGCCAGCGGATGTAACGTGCGGCTCAGTCTTCTTCTTCTTCTTCATTGAAGTACTCCTGTAATGTTTGTCCATCTAAAGATTCCAATGGTGTATTAGATAACTCTATCAATGCGTCAAGGGGCAGCATGATCCAATCGTTATCATCCTCGCGAGGAGGTGTCCATTGGTAGTGGGTTCGGTCAGGCATTAGCCTCTACGATGTCGTCGAACTCTGATTCCATTTGGAGTTTAGCAACCACATTGTTCTCTATCTCTGTTAAATATTCGACAAGCATATGGGCTGGCCCTTTCCCAGTTAACGTCCATATCCTCTCTTCATTATCCAACACAAGTTTCACGCCCCAATCATCCACGTTCATATCAGCCCTCTTTCTTTAGCAATACCATGTAGCCTTGCTGCTTCTTCTTCCCAATCCATTTTCACGATACTGTTCCTTTCATGTACCAATTCATAGTACTTATCTTCGCCTATCATTTCAATAGTAAACTCACCGAACTCAACAGGGTTATCGGTGAACCTCATATGGCACGACGCACACAAACAAAACGCATTCTCCAAATGGGTACGGGTACGCCCATATTTGCGAGAAATAATGTGAGCGCATTGCAACGCATGAGTCGAACCGCACTTCTCGCACTCACCCTTAGACCTAGTGATTAAAGCATGCAACTTGGTTGCCTTGCCTTTCGCACCCTTGCCATAAATGTTAGCCATTGTTTCCTTTAAGTTGTATAGAACTCTTTATTTCATTACCCCACGAGTCCCACCCTTCGCAAGGCAATCGTGCAAAAAGTTCTATTTTCCGTTGGGTAGGGAACATTTCTGTTATCCGATCCCTAACTTCAGAAGGCTTAACACTATGCTTGCCACGGGGACTACTGATAAACTGGCGAATGTTTCTAGCACCTCGTGGTTTAGGTATCGCTCCTCTCTTCCCCACAAGACAGAGTTCTACTTGACTCATTGTGTAGTAGCCAGGATTTACTTTTTGTTTATCCCACACAAAGGCGACTGTTGCCCATTGGAACTCCCATGCTTTCATAAGGTCAAGGGCTTGCGGTAGGTGGGGGCTACTTGTCCACATGAATAGCAACGAAGCAGTCTCTTCTGAGATGCTTGGTATATCTAGGGCCGCTAACTCTTCTGCGTTCATCGCAGGGTAATGGGCTGTTGCCCCGCCAGTAGTTTCTTTACCAGAACCATTATGTTGGAGTTGCCCCTTGTAGTCCCAAGGGGGATCAGCGTAAATAATTTGGTATTTAGCCATTGATGATGCCTAGTATCAGCAGGTAGGTTCGCTCGTCACGAGCAACCGTCATCTCTTCTTCGGCACGCGTAAGCAGATCGTCATACAATTTTTTATAGTTTTTACGACGAGGATTCGGTGGCAACAAAAAGTCTTTCATCATTAACTTCGACATGCCCGTAGTGATGTAAGCGTGTTGGTTGTTGCGTACCATTGTAGTCTTAACAACCTTGCCACCTAACTCCATGTTGCGGATAGCGGCAGACGCTGACTGATGTTTCAACCCGGCAATATCCTCAACCTCTTCAGATGTAGCACCCATCAAGGTCTGGTTCTTAATCACCTCAAACACTTTCGACTGGACAGTACCGGCTCGTTTCTTCTCGGACTCAGCGTGCTGTTCACTCGTATCCGAACCTTTCACATACCCCGTAGTACCTGCGTACTCCAACGACGGCTCAATCTTCTTCATAATATTCATGCTCCTTATCTTTCCAAAAAGCGAAGTTACCTCCGCACTCTCGACACGACCCGGTTGGCCGCACCGCTATAGTTTTCCACTCATGGCCGCACGACGCAGCCATGCATACACATAACCAAGTCGGCTCGACCAACATGCCTGCCTCCTTAAAGACATCAACCAGTTTACGCGGGTAAGTATTTGGGTCCCGGTCCATGATTAATCTTAACAGGTGTGTTAGCCGGTGGCGAATCCCAACCCTCTACCTCTTCAACAAGTACAGCCTCCACTATGTCAGGGTCATCCAACATCATTGGTTCCTTAGGGGCAGCAGCCAACACACCAATGTTCGCTTCACCTGCGAGTATCTCTAACGGAGATGACCCAACAACCAACCTCGGTACAACAAAGTTGCGTGTCTGCCCACCCGAAACCTTCTTACGTTTCTCCAACAATAGCCGGCCCTCAATAACCTTGTCGGCCTGCAACCCCTCCAACATTTCAGCCATACCCGGCAACTCATGAAAAGCATTCCAACCCTTAGACTCCAACCTCCACACACCACCGAAAGGAATCTCGGGGAGAATAACTTTCAACCTCGTATACGGTTGACACGACATCGCTTTACCCGATGCCTCGTTCAACGCTACACACTTGCACGGTTCAGACACAATGTCAGCACCATCAGGAGTATTAACAGGAACCTCCATGTTGACACCATCGCAGCGACGCAACAAACCACCGCCGCCCCATTCCTCATACGAAACAGACACACTATCAGGTGGTAGAAACACACGAACATCGTCGGCTTTAGTTAGTACCTGCCATTGGCTTATCTTAGAACGCTGAGGTGTCCACGCTTCAACATCGCCACCATACACAGCAGCGATCGCTTCGATACCAACTCTGTCGACAGATGTAAACCTGAATGTATCTATACTCTTCATTGCTTTCGCAGTCTTGATACCTAACCTGATACGACCATGCTCAGGTATCCTGCGTGTCCCACTAATAGGCACGATTGCTCTACTCATTGGTTCTTCTTTCTTTTACGGCGAGGCTTCCACCCACGCTCCAACACTTCCTTAGGCTTAGCCCACGTTGCATGACCCATATCATCAAAGCCACACCGATTCAACCTAGTTTCCTCATGCTCCCAACAAGTACCCAACACACCAGTCGGGACGATACGTTCACCACACTCACAAATAGCAAGCCTCACACCACCAATACCTTTACTCATCATCGCCTCCGAAACACTCGACACACATGTATCCTTCTTCAGTTTCAGTCCAAGCAGGGATACGATTCACCCAACGGCCTGACCCCGGAGCGGTACTCTCTCTACAATCAACACACTTATTACCTATATCTATCATTCCCTACCATCCTTATGTTTTTCCAACATGTAAGCCAACACCCATTTTAAGCGAGGCAACAACTTGCGTTGAGTATCCAACCGATACTGCGGTACCTTCGTACCCGCATTACTTTTCCTCTCAACTTCTTGTTCCAATCTTTCGCCAAAAAAATCTACCGCATACCGAATCAAATGCCAATCCCAATACGACAGTTTCAACAAGACCTCAGGGAACTCCTCATCCTCATCCTCTATGAGTGCTACCTCTAAGTAATGCTCATACACGGTTATCGTCTACGCATTTTCCTTGGAAGCGACAGTAGTTGCATTGCCATGCAGTACCAGCACCCAACGTCGCACCATCCTCATTCAACAACAACCATTTACCAGACGACGGAGCAGTCACCTCACCACCAAACGGAATATCAGGATCGAAGTGAGAAAACCTACGAGGTATCAACTCAGGTGGCGTACCACCATGCACGCTCGCCGTGATACCCTCCAACCTTTCACGCTCAGCCTCAGCCCACGGCAGAAACTCTTCCTTCGAGTAATGCCACTCAGCAGCAAACCTACCGATATCATCGATACCCAGCGACGCAGCACGCCCCTTAGATATCAACTCCTTAGCCAGATAACCAATGACCAGCATGTCAGCATCAGCAGCCTCCGCATACAACGAACCCTGTAACACATGGGACCAACGCGGCCCCTGATTTTTCTCGACGCATTGCTTGAACCCGAAACCGTTAATCGATTTCAACTCCAACAAATACTTAGCACCAGCAGACTCAACCACCATGTCAGCATGACCGAAACCATACTCACCTAACGGTGTCTCCCATTCTTCGGTAATCTTTAACCCGGTACCCTTCTTGTCTTCCAACCAGCGGGCAATAGCAGGCTCCATGATCCCATGAATCATCGTACCCAACCCCATGTTCCAGTTGTCCGATAAGGCAGGCGGGTTAGTTTCCTTTGTACCGGACGTAGCGTACGCTACCTGCCTCGCACAGTTACCTGCTTGACTTCCACGCCATCGTGTGCCTTCAGGGTTAGAGGGGGCTTGTGAGCCTTCAGCCCAATAGCCTACTAACCCCGGTAAAGCAACCATCGAGGCTGTCTCTACTGGTGGATACTCTTGCCCCGCCATGTAACTTAAATCTTTCATCATACTTCTCCTTCTGAATAGACTTCACGTTCCATCTCATCCAACTCACCAACAAGACCCCATGCTATCTCCTTAGCCTTAGCCTCAGACTCAGCGGTTATCTCAGCCATGTGAGTATAAGTATCTCTTACTTCCATTCTATATGTCTTCATCATCCTCTTTCACGACAACTAAATCGTCGTAGCCCATTGCATTAATGTTTACATCATCCCAGTTCACATCGGGTGAAAAGGATTCAACCAACTCGCAAGCCTCTTCGTGGCTCTCTGCCTCTACCCTCACCCAAAACTCTGTGTTGGTAGAGAACTCAACTTCAAACATTTCTTTCATTGCATTGCTCCTTCTAATATAGGTTTCACTCTTTTATAACTACGATCTATCCTAACAGCCAACTCATACAATTCCGACGATGACTTATTGCCCCAAGTAGCCAAATAATATTCAACCTCATCCTGACAATCGATCCCCACCTCCGTCGCAACCAACCAAGCCACCGACTCAGCAACCAACTCACAATCAGCACGATGCTCACGATAATCCTCCGGCTTAGCCACCAACATCGGATCAAAGTAATGACCCAACTCATGCAACAACACCGTCACCTGAGCAGGCTCACCCAACTCAGGCGACACCCATATCATGTTGTCCTTACGCTTCAGATACCCGCGAGCAGAACCCAACGAATCCTCCTCGCTAGAAGAAATCGTTAACCCCGTGCTAGTGATAGTTGACGCAGCCAACCTCGACCACAACCCCTCAGGGCAAACAGTAGGCTCAGGCCACTCCAACTCAGGGACAGGCTCACCCTCCGTCTGAGACACATCGAACACACTCGTCCAACGAAACCCAACAAGTTTCTTCTCACCCTCATCATCAACAATAATCGGAGCAAGAATCTTCAACCCCTTCTCACCCTTCTGCACCTGCCTATCAACAGACAACCACCCAGTTGACCTATCCTTCGCACCATACGGCATCACATAAGTAGCCTCCGGGCATTGAGCAGCAATCAACATACAATTACCAAACGAATAGTTATGCAACTTGGCAGAAAACTTCAACCAATCTTTCCACCCATCCGTCTTCGTTAACTTCTCAACCGACAAACTAAGTTCATCAAGTTTCTCTTTCACCTTCATTGCGTATTCTCCTTATCGCTTCAATATTATTTTTATTACGGTCGGCTACCACCTCAGGATCTTCCTTCGGGTCAGCCTTAAACAACTCCTTAGTAGCAAACTGATTAGCATCACCCAACTTGCGTGTGTTCCCATCCCGCACCAACAACGTCGTGTTGATTTCATTCAACAATGCCGTAGTACGAGCCTGATCAACAGGGCTATCGAACGGACGGAACCGCAGCGATCCCCTAAACTGATCAACTAATTTCTTTATCCGGCTCAACTTCTGTACTGTCATTGCCCTCCCTGTATGCTTGTAGCAAAAAGATTGTTGGATTCTGGCTTATGATTCTATTGCGTGTCTTTAATCCTCTATACCTAGCAGCCTGCCTCGCCGTAGAATAAAAAGAATTCAGATTACAAGCCCTAGTATCTCCCTCAAGACTCAACTCCCAAGTCGTACCATCAAGCAACCGATCCCAATCATAAAACGGGGGTCGCCCTAGTTTGGGTGGGTTTTTACCCCAATCAAAATCTATTTCCTTCATCGATTCTCCTCCCACATATGAAACAAACGATCATCCAACTCATCAGACTCACCATGAAGATCATAG